GAGAGTGAACTCTTTGATCCAGAGGGTGATCCAGAACCACTTTTTGGTTGATAAATAAGTAATAATTGCCGTATTGTTGTGCCTTTAGAGAGGGTAAGTCAAGGTTTTAGGGACGTTAGCATGTCCTTTAAGTCTAATCCACTAACTAATGACTTAATTGCGCTCAAAAATGAGAATGCAATTGCTCGTTCAGTTAAAAATATTGTATTTACCCTCCCCGGAGAAAAGTTTTTTAATGAAAGCTTTGGATCAAGAATCTCCAAACTGCTATTTGATAATATGGATGATCTAACAGCATCATCAATTAAAGATGAAATAGAAAGATCAATCAGAAATAATGAACCAAGAGTGAGATTGAGATCTGTCAAAACTCGTCCTAATTTTGAAAGGAATGAGTTTGATGTACAGATAACATATGACATCATTGGTGCAGATGTACCTGCACAGCAATTAGAATTCGTGTTGCAACCCACAAGGTAAAATGCCATTAGTCAATTTTTCTAACCTGGACTTTGAACAGGTTAAAACATCCCTAAAAGAGTATCTAAGGTCAAACTCTAACTTTACGGATTATGATTTTGAAGGGTCTAACCTTTCAACGATCGTTGATGTTTTGGCATACAACACTTATATTACCTCATATAACGCAAATATGGTTGCGAATGAGGTTTTTATTGATAGTGCGACTTTAAGAGAGAATATTGTCTCACTTGCGCGAAATATTGGATATGTTCCCAGGTCAAGAAAGGCAGCATCTGCAACAATTAGTTTTTTTGTTGATACAACTTCAATTACACCAACTCCAGCAACGATTACACTGAAAAAAGGTGTTATTGCAGCATCTTCTGGAACATTTGCTAATCAATCTTTTGTATTTTCAATTTTAGAAGATGTTACAGTTCCAGTTTTTGATGGAATTGCATCATTTGACGATCTTGAGATTCGTGAGGGTGTTCTTTTAGAGTCTAACTTCATATATTCCTCTACAAACCTCAATCAAAAATTTATTTTACCAAATGCTGGTATTGATACTGAGTTAATTAGAGTCACAGTCAAAAATAATCAATTTTCAACTGCCGCAGCTAAGTATAGTTTGCAAGATAGTCTTTTTGAAATCAATTCCGATTCAAAAGTCTATTATATCCAAGAAATTGAAGACGAAAGATACGAACTCATCTTTGGGGATGGAGTTTTTGGAAAAGCACTTGAAGAAGGTAATTATATAACTGCAAATTACATTGTTAGTAACGGTGATGCTGCAAATGGCATCAGTCAGTTTAATTTTTCAGGTAGATTAACATATACCAGGAACAGTACTGAGTATAACGTCACCTCTGGGGTGTCTCTGGTGACCCCTGGAGTAGTTTCTGCAGGTGGAGAGAACATTGAGACCGTAGAATCGATTAAAAAGTTTGCTCCAAGGATTTACGCGACTCAAAACAGAGCACTGACGGCAAATGACTATGAAACTCTGATTCCATCGAAGATTTATCCAGAAACAGAGTCTATCTCCGTATTTGGTGGTGAAGAGTTAGTTCCTCCACAATATGGAAAGGTCTTTATCAGCATTAAACCAAAGTTTGGTGATTATCTACCAAACTTAATCAAAGAAAATATTAAACTTAAACTTAAGAAGTATTCTGTTGCTGGTATTATACCAGAAATACTTGATCTTAAGTATCTCTACCTTGAAAGTAATACGAAAGTCTATTATAACACAAACTTAGCACCATCTTCTGAATTTGTATCTACTTTGGTACAAAACAACGTCACAAAGTACTCCGAATCAACTGAGTTAAATAAGTATGGGGCAAGATTCAAATACAGCAAATTTTTGAAAGTAATTGATGATAGTCACGAATCAATCACATCGAATATTACAACTGTTCAGATGCGACGTGACTTGAGAGTAACCCTAAGTGCCTTAGTCGAGTACTCTATTGGTTTTGGTAATGCATTTTATATTAAACGGATGAGTGGATACAATATTAAAACCTCTGCTTTCAGAGTTGAAGGTATCAATACAGACGTTTATATTTCTGATCTTCCAAATACCGACAGAGAAACTGGAGAATTGTTCATATTCTCTGTTCCATCTATTAATTCAACAAATCCCACTATTGTTAGAAGAAATGTTGGAACAATTAATTATAAGAGAGGCATATTAACCTTAAATCCGATAAATGTTTTATCGGGTAAAACAAAGGATGGTCAAACAATTATAGAAATATCTGGATGTCCTATTTCTAATGATGTAATTGGGTTACAAGACCTTTATCTACAATTAGAAATCTCAGACAGCACTTTTGAAACAGTTGTAGATGAAATTTCATCTGGTTTAGATCCATCAGCATCAAATTATGTTGTATCTTCAAGTTATGCAAATGGAGTTTTAGTAAGACCTGGTGGAAGAGGTAGTATTCCAGTAGCACCTGCTGCGACATCTACAACTACTCCTACAGGTAGAACTATACCAGTTGCTACTGTTGCTGATGGGACAGCAACTACAACTACACCTACATCTACAACATCACCTACTTCATCATCTGGCGGAAGCTCAGGTGGCGGTTCATACGGTTACTAATAGTATCATAAAATGGCAGAAAAGAGAGTTCAGTTTAACAACGTAGTACAGAATCAACTCCCCTCTTATGTTAGAGAGGAGTTTCCTCTTATTTCTGAATTTTTAAAACAATATTACCTGGCACAAGAATTTCAAGGTGCCCCTGTTGATTTAATTCAGAACATTGATCGTTACATTAAACTTGATGAGACAACTAATCTCACAAATTCCGTCACTTTGTTGTCGGATGTAGATTTTATTGATACAACCGTAAAAGTTGATCTTGGAATCAATCCAACTGGAACTAAAGGATTTCCAGATTCTTATGGATTAATTCAAATCGATGACGAAATTATTACATATACTTCAAAGACAAATTCTCAGTTTGACGGATGCGTTAGAGGATTTGTTGGAATTACTTCTTATAGAGCAGATATAAATCCTGAAAATTTAGTCTTCGGGACTTCAACCGCAAATGATCATAAGAGCGGTTCTAAGATTAAGAATTTAAGTAATCTTTTCTTAAAAGAATTTTTAACAAAAACGAAAAAGCAATTTCTCCCTCTCTTGGACGAGAGGCCACTTTCGAGTGAGTTAAATCAAAACCTCTTTATTAAGCAATCAAAAGATTTTTATCTGAGTAGAGGAACTGATAGATCTTTTGAAATTTTATTTCAAGCATTATATAACGAATCAGTAACGGTTGTAAAACCAAGAGATTTTCTTTTTACGCCATCTAACTCAGATTATAGAGTTACCAACGACTTAGTTGTTGAAGCCGTAACTGGTGATCCTTTGGATCTTGATCAAGCAACTCTCAATCAAGAAGAATATCCTTTTGCAAATATTGTAAAAGCATATGCACCAATAACTGAGGTTGAAAAACTTCAAGTTGGAACTGCAAAAAGTTTTTATAAACTAAGTCTCGATGGTGGATATGACAGAGATGTTGAAGTTGAAGGTGCTATTCGTGGATCTTTTAGTATTCACCCGAAAACAAAACTAATCGGACAAGTTGGTTCTGGTGCAACTATTCTTAGTGTTGATTCTACTGTTGGATTTGGAACCACGGGTGAATTGGCCGTTGTATACAATGACACCACTACTGGTTTTGTTTCATATACATCCAAGACCTTAACAGAGTTCTTTGGATGTAGCAATATAACGGGAACTATCTCTGATGGTGAAGACGTTGGTATTAATACGTTTGCATATGGTAGATCTTTTAAAGATCAAAACGAAATTATTACTGTAAGAATTAATTCTGTTCTTAGTAACTTAGAATTTCCATCTAATACAACTAATTTCCGTGATGGGGATACTGCAAGAATCAGAACATTAGGTAGAGATAAGAATGAATCTATTTACAGAAACTGGTTCTACAACTATGCATCTTCTCACTCAGTAAAATCAATTAATTTAGTTGATGCCTCTGATAATAGTTATGATCTTCAATTAAATCAAAGACAGTTTTTCCGTCCTAATGATAGCATCGATATTATCGATGACACTGGTGCTACCAGAACTGGAGTTGTTTATTCGATCCTTTCCGATACCGCAATTGCTATAAAAGGATCAGGATCTCTCAATTCAAATAGATCATATACAGTAAATAGAAAAATTCTGAAAGGAAATGCTCAGAACTTTCCTTCAGCAGAACTATATCAGGCAAATATACAGGGCGTTTATGACAACGAAGAAAATTTCCTTGTAGCATCATCTTCTATTCCATCATATTTTACGTCTGCAATTAATACCAGTGATAGAACAGTTACTTTCTCTGGTACTTTCTTTGGAGATGAACTTGAAATAACTCCTCTTGGAAAACACAACTTCTACTCGGGTGATGCAGTATACTATGCTGCTCAACTAAAAGAAGAATCATT